GTTGTACTAGAACAATCTAATGTAATGCTGTCATCATTAGCAAATTTTTCTAATAAATATTTTGTGCCACTTGGCATAACTCTTTTTACTACTACAAATAGTTTATCATTTAATGCTGTAATACTATGAAATTTATCTCCAGTTTGTGTTTCCCACATTGTCCAACCAGCAATTTTTTCATCTCTAATACTATGAAAGACTGCTATCTTACCATCATGTGTTGTGCCACTATTTAAGAAGAAAGCAAACTGTTCTGGTTTTATTTCATTACCTGTAATCATAGATAATTGTTTTGGTACATCTATAAGATGAGATGCTAAAACTGATACACTAGTTGATCTATATGCTTGTTCTACATCTGAAAATACATATTCTCTAATAGCTTTACCATTCTTTTGACTAAATAAAGAAGCTCCATCAAAAGGTATAGGACTTGATCTATTGCAACCATAAGGTGTCTGTCTTAGAAAAGTTATATTACTAGGAGTAATAGCAGCTGATTGAGAAGATACAGGAACAAAGAACTCACCACTATCTGTAAATATTTGTAAGTTTCTTGATGATACTAGATGCCTTACTTCGTTTACTTTATCACCAGCAATAGCTACATTTATACCTTCATCTGCTAAACCAGTTCCTAAATCAAAATTAAAATATCCTCCAATATGACTACCTATTACAGCTGATGGTTTATCTCTTACACCAGCAAACCAAAGTCTATTATCATGAAATGATACAGCTTGTGGAAATCCTCTTACACTAGATATTAATTGTTCTGCCCAATCTGCTTCTGCACTTGTACTAGCAAGTGTTTCTAGTATTGTTATTGTAACTTGTGTTGCACTTGTAAACCCAGTAATCTTAACTTGCTTACCACCTATTGTAAGATATGTTCCGTTATGACCTGATACAAAAGTATCAGCACTAGCAGTCAAAGTTACTCCAGTACCACTTGTTGCTGCTGGTGTTACTGTTATTGCACTGTCTGCATATTTAAAAAATGGTTGTGTAGTTTTATTTATACCACCTACTGTTACTGTATCATCTTCTTCAAATGCAAATGCAGTTACAGTAAATGTACTAGCTGAAGTTCTTTTAATAACTCTTGGCTCATTATTTCTATTTGTAACAAAAACTGTATCACCAAATTGGGCAAAATTAAGTTCAAATAGCTGTGCAAGTGTCCAGTTACAATTACTTGTAATGTTACTTTGTATTGCTGTTCCACTAGAATTGTAAACATCTAATCTATTATTAGATAAAACAAATAAAGCTACTTCATCATTAGAAAATATAAATGGAATTATTCTACATTCTGCTGGTAGAGTAGCCATAAATTCTGTAGCTGGTCTACGCATTACTCCACCTTCATCAAGAAGATACCAGTTTCTTACTTGTTTACCACCTTCAAAATATGCTTTAGCATCTGTTCTTGCATTGAGAAGATTATTAATTTCTCCTGACGAAAAATTCGTATATACCTGTCTTACTTTTCTTGGCATTATGACTGAACAAGTCCACTACGACTGCTTCTCCTATCAGTAATAAATCTTTCAGTAGACAGTCTTTTCGTTGTAGTTTCCTGTGAGTCAGTATTTTTAGCTATAAGTATTTGTCTTTCAGAAAGCTGGTCAAACTCTCTAACCATAGCTGCATCTCTTGCAATACTACCAGCAAAGATACTAGCTAGTTTATATTCTATAGCTAAACGAAAATGAGGTGGGAAATGATCCTCATTCTGTCTAAAAATATAATCCATTATTACTGTACTGTTTTGACCAAAACCATTTAAATAAACTTTATCTTCATATCTTTGATATTGTAGTAATGCATCATTACAAGTGATTGCTATAATTTTTAAACATTGAGGATTAGCTGGTATTTGATATGCATATTCATATCTGCCAGTAGGTGCATCAGCTAGTAATGATAATTGTTTTTGTCCT